TGGCTCGTCGTGGTGCTCCAGTAAAGGCATAACATGTGGATACTTGATTTCCTACCATCTTGGATATTCCATCTAGTCTTATTGACTGGTGTGGTAGGATTGTTCATTTCATTCTTTGTCGGGTCAATTCCTCTGGTTAATAAATATCTACTCCCAGTGAAGGTTGGATCAGCATTCCTATTAGTCTTCGGACTTTATATGGAAGGTGGCATCTCCAACCAAGAACGTTGGGAAGCAAAAGTTTCTGAAGCAAAGTTAGAAATGGCTAAAAAAGAAGTAGCATCAGCCGATGCTACTACTAAGGTTGTTACTAAATATGTTACAAGAGTTGAAATTGTCAAGGAGAATGGTAATGCTATCATCAAAGAGATACCGAAGTACATTAACGCGAATGCTGATGGTCAGTGCGTTATCCCTAATGGTTTCGTCTTGCTCCACGACAGTGCCAGTCGCAATGAAGTTCCCGACTCCTCCAGAGGCGTTGATGAAGGAGCCTCCAGCGTTAAACTCTCTGAAGTCGCAACAACCGTCTCAGAAAACTACACTCTCTACCACCAAGTAAGCCAACAATTGAAGTCACTTCAAGAGTGGGTTAAAGATCAACAATCAATCTACAACAAATAATCCATGGACTTAGAAAGAATCGCCAAATTGGAAACGCAAGTAGAGGGTATCAAAGAAGACGTGGCTGATGTCAAGCAAGATATCAAAGATCTTCATTCTCGTATAACTACAGGTAATCGAGAGATTATGGATAAGTTGGACGAGAAGATTGACGCGCTTGCAAAAGCTGATAAGGATCAGCATGAGACCTTAAAGAAAACTATGGATACTGTAAAAAATCGTGTTGATGTTCTTGAAAACTGGCGATGGATGATTGTTGGTGGAGCAGTGGCTCTTGGATACATCATCGGACACATGGAATTATTCGGTAAGTTCATCGGCAAATAAAGTTTGCTTGCAACTCTACGTTAGGGTATAATTTACCCTTACACGTGGAGTTTCGTTATGTTATACATTGATGCAAAGTATGCGCAAATCTTGGGCGGTCGCCTAAGAAATTTCAAACAAAAGAAAGACTATCTCTGGAACTTTAGTTGTCCAGTTTGTGGGGATAGTTCACGTAACAAAAACAAAGCGCGTGGTTACATTTATCGAGCACGTGCTGACTTACTGGCCAAGTGCCACAAGTGTGGATATTCATCTAACATTGGTAACCTAATCAAGTATGTTGATGCGACCTTATATGATGAATATGTTCTTGAGCGTTACAAAGCTGGCGCTACTCGTTATCATGACCATAAAGACATTGCGGACACGCAAGTCGTCTTAGAAACCCCAACTGTAGAACTTCTAGAGGACGATGTCCTCGAATCATTAACCCGTATGGATAAGTTGCCCCTGACTCATCCTGCGATGAAGACCCTAATCGACAGGAAGATCCCAAGAGAGTTTTGGAATCTTCTATATTTTGCTCCAAAGTTCAAAGCGTTTGTCAATTCAGTAACGCCAAAGTTCCAAGAGCCGATTGTCGATGAGCACCCACGACTGATCATCCCGTTCTTTACCAATGCTGGTAAGTGCTTTGCTTTCCAAGGCAGAGCGTTTGGGGATGAACAGCCTAAGTATTATACCATTAAAGTAGATGAAACTGAGGAGAAAATTTATGGACTCGACCGAATTGATTTTAGCAAACGAATCTATGTTGTGGAAGGTCCACTCGACTCTCTCTTCATCCCCAATTGCATTGCTGTGTCAGGAAGCTCTTTTGACACCCCTACTGTGCGGAGCCTTCTTACTAATGCAACGCTAGTAATGGACAATGAGCCTCGTTCTAAAGATATCTGCAAGTTACTTGCTAAGAACATTAAGGCTGGATACAGTGTTTGTATGTTCCCCGAAAACATCGAACAAAAAGATATCAATGATATGATTATTAAGGGTGGTTTGACACCCGAGGAGATTTTCGAAACGATAAATACAAATACCTTTTCGGGAATTGAAGCGACACTTAGATTTATTACATGGAAGAAAATATGAAAGTTAGAATGATTAGTTATAGCAAACCCTCTCGTGAGATGTACGATGAAGGTTTGACAGATGTGCAAGAACTTATTGCTTTTTGTGCACGTGTATCCAATCCGAGCAACCAATACAATATGGGAACCTCGGAAAAACTTATCAATTATTTGATCAAACACCAGCACTGGTCACCATTAGAAATGGTATCGGCATGTCTGGAGATCGAAACTACACGTGACATCGCAAGGCAGATTCTTCGCCACCGCTCTTTTTCTTTCCAAGAATTTTCACAACGATACGCAGATCCTACCAAGGATCTTTCATTCGTTACTCGTGAAGCTCGACTCCAAGATACCAAGAACCGTCAGAACTCTATCAAGACAGATGATCGTGAATTGGCAAAAATTTGGGAAGAGAAACAGCGTGCAGTAATCGCAGAAGCTAAAGCAGCATACACTTGGGCAGTGACCAATGGTATCGCAAAAGAACAAGCTCGTGCTGTTCTGCCAGAAGGTTTGACAACTAGCCGTATGTACATGAATGGTACAATTCGTAGCTGGATCCACTTTATTAGTGTGCGCTCTGATGTGAGTACACAACTCGAACACCGAGACATTGCGTTGGAATGCGCAAAAATTATCGCCGAGATTTTCCCAATGGCGGAAACTCTTACACCGAAACAATAATAACAAAAGGTATTACATGGACATTGTACATGGGATCAAAGTAGACTACACCCGAGATAGTCTGTTCGATGAGTTAGGTAAGATTAGATTAAAAGAAAGTTACATGAGGGATGACGAAACGTCACCACAAGAAAGATTCGCGTTTGTTAGTTCTACTTTTGGTAGTAACCCTGAGCATGCTCAACGCCTGTACGAATACTCAAGCAAGCACTGGTTGTCGTATTCGACACCTATCCTTTCCTTCGGGCGCAGCAAGCGTGGACTGCCGATTAGTTGCTTTTTAAACTACATTGAAGACACAGCTGAAGGTTTAGTTGATAACTTCAGCGAAACAAGCTGGTTGTCTATGATGGGTGGTGGCGTTGGCATCGGCTTTGGTATTCGTTCAGCCAGCGATAAGTCAACTGGTGTTATGCCTCACTTGAAGACATATGATGCTTCTTCATTGGCTTACAAACAAGGTAGCACTCGCCGTGGATCTTACGCTGCTTACCTGAACATTGATCATCCAGATATCATTTCATTCTTGGAGATGCGTAAACCAACTGGTGACCAGAACATGCGTTGTCTGAACCTTCACCATGGCATTAACATCCCAGATCGTTTCATGGAAATCATTGAACGTGCCATGGTTGATGACCATGCTGATGATTCATGGGAATTGAAAGACCCAGCTTCTGGCGAAGTTCGTGAAGTAGTTTCCGCAAAAGAACTATGGCAACGTATCCTTGAGATGCGTATGCAAACTGGCGAACCATACATCCACTTCATTGATGAATCAAACCGTAAGCTACCGCAGTGGTTGAAAGCCAAAGGTCTTAAGGTTCATCAATCCAATCTCTGCTCTGAGATTATTCTACCAACAAACGAAAAGCGTACTGCTGTTTGTTGTTTGTCTTCTTTGAACGTTGAGTACTATGATGAGTGGAAACACGATAGTTTATTCCTTGCTGATATTGCAGAAATGCTTGATAATGTTCTTCAGTATTTTATTGATAACGCGCCTGACTCAATTGCCAGAGCGAAGTATTCCGCAATGCGTGAGCGATCAATCGGCATCGGTGCGCTGGGTTGGCATGCCTTCTTGCAGAAAAATAACCTCCCATGGGAATCCAGTATCGCAGTAGGAAAGAATAAACAGATCTTCAAATATGTGAGAGAGAAATTAGATGAAGCTAATCAATCGTTGGGTAAACTCAGAGGTGAAGCGCCAGATGCAGTGGGTACTGGGAATCGCTTTAGTCATCTTATGGCTATTGCTCCCAATGCTTCTTCTTCCATTCTCATGGGCAATACTAGTCCTTCTATTGAACCTTATCGTGCCAATGCTTATCGCCAAGACACTTTATCGGGTTCTCACCTAAATAAGAACCGCTACTTAGATGCAATCATCCAAAAAGAAGCAGTCAATCATAAAGAGGGTTGGTCAGATGAAGTATGGTCGAGCATCATTGCGAATGATGGTTCAGTTCAGCACATCGATTGGATGGACGACTGGACAAAAGATGTTTTCAAAACTTCTATGGAAATCGACCAGCGCTGGGTCGTCCAGCATGCCGCAGACAGGCAAGTATTTATAGATCAAGCCCAGTCTCTGAATGTGTTCTTCAGACCAGACAGCCACATCAAGTACATCCACGCTGTTCATTTCCAAGCATGGAAACAAGGTTTGAAGACTATGTACTACTGCCGTTCTGATAAGATCGCTAAGGCTGACAAAGTCTCTAAGCGAATCGAACGTGAAGTTATGAAAGAGATCGACCTACATGCCTTGACAGAAGGTAATGAATGTTTAGCTTGTGAGGGTTAAATGGACGCATACGATCTAGCATCTCAGATGCGTAAACTATGGGGAGAGGAATATCTCCATTGGCAAGACGCAGCTGAGACTAATAAAGAAAAGATACTCGTCCCTGTTTATGTTTACACAGACAAGGGCGCAGTAAAGGTTAAATCTATCGGAGTGGATCCCACTCTCGGTATTATGTTGGAGTTGGAAGATGGTAAAGAAGAATAATAGTAGGCTGATGGATGAACGCACCCACTTCAAGCCGTTCAACTATCCATGGGCTTATGATGCTTGGTTGAAGCACGAACAGGCACATTGGCTACACACCGAAGTGCCAATGATGGAAGACGTTAAAGACTGGAAGAAGAAACTGACAAATGAAGAAAAGGTGTTCTTAACTAACATCTTCCGATTCTTCACGCAAGGTGACATTGACGTTGCTGGTGGATATGTGAAGAACTATCTTCCATATTTCCCACAACCAGAAGTTCGTATGATGCTTCTTGGGTTTGCTGCTCGTGAAGGTCTACACATTGCTGCGTACTCACACTTGATTGAAACTCTGGGTTTACCTGAAATCACTTACAGTCAATTCTTGGAATACCAAGAGATGAAAGACAAGCATGACTACGTCACTGAGTTGTCTTCTCGTAATGGAACACTTGCGTCCACTGCTGAGCACATCGCGGTGTTCTCTGCTTTCACTGAAGGTATGCAGTTGTTCTCGTCATTCATTATGTTGTTGAACTTTCCTCGTCATGGTTTGATGAAGGGTATGGGGCAGATCGTTACTTGGTCTATCGTTGACGAAACGATGCATGCTGAGAATATGATTCGTCTATTCAAAGAGTTCGTCAAAGAGAATCCTGAGATTTGGAATGATGAACTTAAAGGAAAGATATATACAATCGCAGAGAAAATGGTTGAACTTGAAGATAAGTTCATCGATCTCTCTTTCGCTGGCGCAGATATGCGTGATCTAACATCAGCAGAAGTTAAGCAATACATTCGTTATATCGCAGACCGTCGCCTAATTTCATTAGGAATGAAGGGTATTTTTAAAGTCAAAAAGAATCCACTACCATGGGTAGAAGAGATGATCAACGCACCAGTGCATGGTAACTTCTTTGAGAACCGTGTAACTGACTACGCAAAGGGCGCGCTCGGTGGTACTTGGGACGATGTATGGGGAAAGGCAAAGTAATGATTACAAAGCACTATGAGTGTAAGGCATGTGAGGCAGAAGGGAAAATCACTGTAAAGGGTGACGACCATAATTTGTCAGACATTGTCTACTGTCCTGTTTGTTCAGGAGACATTTATGAAGAGGAAGAATTCGACGACGAGGAGTAATAAATAGTCCACTATGTGGACATTTAATAACATTATCGTTGAAGAGTTGCCTGAAGACTGCGTTGGCTTTGTTTATTTAATTACGAACAAAGCCAACAGTCGTATGTACATCGGTAAGAAGTTAGCCAAGTTTTCTAAGACAACCTACAAGACGGTTACTCAGAAGAATGGTGTCAAGAAGAAAAAGAAGATCAAGTCTAAGATCGACTCTGATTGGATGGAATACTATGGTTCAAGTATAGAACTAAGTAAAGATGTGGAATCACTGGGTAAAGATAACTTCACTCGAGAGATTCTTTTCTATTGTAAGTCTAAAGCTGAGTGCTCGTATATTGAGGCGAGAGAGCAATTTTCAAGGAGAGTATTAGAATCAGACGACTACTATAACGGACAAATTTCTGTCCGAGTTCATGGTTCTCATATCAAGAATAAATTATGACATATCTACTATTTGCTATCGCATTGTCTCTGTCCACTGTGGCAGAGTGGTACGCCATCGTTGGTCTAATGGCGATCTTTGCGTCAGCCCCAATTCCTATCGCTATCATGGGTGGGCTGCTCGGCGCAGCTAAACTTGTAATCGCGTCTTGGTTGTATCGCAATTGGAAAGAGATCCCATTGCTGATGAAAACCTACTTCACCATCTCCCTACTAATTCTGATGTTCCTAACATCAATGGGTATCTTTGGCTTCTTGTCGAAGGCTCACTTGGATCAAGCCGTTCCATCTGGTGATGTTATGGCCAAATTAAATATTGTCGAAGACAAGATCAAAACCGCAAAGGAAAATATAGATGCTAACCGTAAGGCTCTCAAACAAATGGATGAGGCTGTCGACCAAAGTATGGTTCGCTCGACAGATGAAAAGGGTGCCGATAAAGCTGTGGCTATCCGCCGTGGGCAACAAAAAGAACGATCAAGACTCCAAGCCGAAATTGCAGCAGAGCAGACGATCATTGCTAAACTTAATGAAGAAGCAGCGCCAATACGAAGTGAAGTCCGAAAAGTGGAAGCAGAAGTTGGACCGATCAAGTACATTGCTGCAGTAATCTACGAAGGCGCAGCAACAGACGACATCCTTGAAAAGGCAGTTCGATTCGTCACTATGATGATTGTTGCTGTGTTTGACCCATTGGCTGTTCTTCTATTGATCGCAGCTAACTGGAATATGAAGAAAACTGTTAAAGTTGAAGAGCCTGTAGACGATTATACACCAGACCCATACGTAGCTGATGTAGGCGAACCACCAACGGTTGAAGAAAAGGTTGTATGGGAAGGTATTGATCACACACGCCTCTCATCAGATTCTGACGATGAGGACTTACCAGAACCAGAGAAATCTTTAGCTGCTGCAGCTAAAGAGGCTGAAGAGCATATTGCTCTAACTAATACAGATGAAGACTTAAACGTCACTGTTGAAGAGCCATCTAAAGACTGGGAGCCTGAGTTATATTCAAGAAGACAAGTTAAGAACACTGATGAAATCCTCGGTGGTAAAGCCCAGTCTTTCTTGAATAAGGTTAGAGGCGCACCTACAGTTGACGTTAAAACAATAGAACACGAAGTAGACGAATTGCAACAATCTAAATCCTAAATATGTTGTAATAAATTTACAGCTATAAAGGCTTGCAATGTACAAAAAAGATCACGGTGGTGGTCTTTTTGTTATGTTTATATCAATCAAATCTGATTCGATAACCCACACCAAATTTAATCCTATCACTAAGGTGAAGTGATATGGATCCAATAACCCTGTTTATGTTAGCTAACTCCGCTGTGGCAGCGGTGAAGCAGGGGTGTAAGCTCTATAAAGACATCAAGAGTGCTGCTGGAGAAGTCAAAGACGTTCTCAAGGATCTGGATGACCAGTTCCATAAATTACACCCACCAGAAAAGCCACCTACCGTAGAGCAGAAGAACCAATTCATTCGTGAAAAGAACGAAGTTATTGAGTTGAACAAGAAAGCCAACGCTGGTGAGCACGATGGCATCTACCGTGAAATCGGTGAACATCTAGGTACTTACTATGATAACTTCTATAAGTGTATGGCTGTGTTCGAAGAAGAAGAACGCAGAGCAGAAAATGAAGTATACACTGGCGAAGCCTCTCTAGGTAAACGCGCTCTACAACGTGTTCTGATGCGAAAGCAATTAGAGCAGATGTCTGTGGATCTACGTGAACTCATGGTCTACCAATCCCCACCTGAACTTGGAGCACTCTACACTGAAGTAGAGGCTATGATGAAACACATGGGGCAAACCCAACGTGTGCTCATCTCCAAGCAGATGAGAAATCAAGAGATCGAAGAAAAGAGAAGAAAAAAGAGATTAGAAAAGCTCCGCGCTGAAGTGGCTATTGGAATAGCTGGTTTGTTGCTGGCATCTTTTATTGGTTTAACATTCGTCTATGTAATCAACGATAGAATTAAGAAGTACCCTCATCTTGGTACTGAGTGGATACCTAAAACAGAAGAGCAGAGAAGAATAGAAGCTGCTCCAAAAACTTGGACAGGAAGATAACATGTCTCTCAAAAAGAACTGGGATAACATGATGGAGTATAGCGTGGCTCTAACTGCTGGATTATTTCTGGTGCTCGGAGCAGTGGGCTTGCTAATGGTAGTAGGTGTAGCAGTAATGATATCTAAATTTTTAGTTTTCATTAGGTAATAAATAATCAAAAGAAACATGAGGTAATAAATGGCAGAAGAAATTAAAAAGGCTCCGACACGCAGTGAACGTGAAGCCGCAATTAAAGACAAAGCAGGTTTGGTAATTGTTGTTATGGCTTTGTTCTTAGCACTAAACACTTACTACTCAAATTCATTTAGTGGCACTGCCATGACCAACCTAATCGAAGCCAGTGATACATATGGCTTCTTCCAAGCTAAGTCTATCAAACAAGCTATCGCTGAAGGTCAATTAGAAGAAGCTAAGAGTCCAGAACGCAAAGCTGAGTTGCAAAAGAAGATCGATCGTTACGAGTCTGACCCAAAGACAATGGAAGGTAAGAAAGAACTTCTTGCCAAAGCAACTCATCTAAAAGAGATGCGTAATGAAGCCAAGCTACATAGCCCATGGTTGACTTTCTCTGGGATGTTGTTCCAACTTGCTATCGTTCTGTTGTCTGCCTCCATCATTGCAGTTGACACCCGCATGTATTGGGGATCGTGGGGAGTAGGTGCTCTTGCATTGCTTCTGATGACGCAAGGTATGTGGCTCTGGATGCCTTTGTAATACTTTAGTTTTCTCTAACCAGAATAACCCCTCTGCAATGAGGGGTTTTCATATGCCCCTTGACAAAATACTTGTCTTGGGGCATAATTCACTGTGTTAGGGTTCATTGAGGAATAAATATGAAACTGTTATTGATTCGTGGTCTTCCAGGTTCTGGTAAGTCCACTTTGGCTAAGAACTTGATTGGTTGGTACTGGCATCTTGAGACAGACCAGTTCTGGGGTAAAGACTACGCATTCGATGTAGCGAAGCTGGGCGAAGCCCACAAGTGGTGTCAAGACCAAACACGTGACTTGTTGAAGCGAGGATTCTCTCCTGTAGTGTCTAACACATTCACTACTAAGAAAGAGTTGCAACCTTACTTTGACATTGCAAAAGAATACGGTATAATTCCAACTGTGATTCTGTGTCAGAACTCTTTCGGTTCTGTTCACAACGTTCCAGATGAAACACTGAAGCGTATGGCAGATCGTTTTGAATTTGATATTGGGGAATTGTATGAGTGACACGAATGAGATTATGCTTATTACGCAAGAGGAATGCGCTGAAGTAACCCAAGCTATTAGTAAGATCTTCCGATTCGGGATGGACAGTCAGCACAACGGTGCTAGCAATAAGACTCGACTTGAAGAAGAACTTGGTGACTTGCTTTGCATGATCGAGATGATGATCGAGAAGGGTATCGTCGATGGGCAAGCAGTGGCTAAGGCTGGCGTTGCTAAGAAAGAGAAATTGGCTAAGTGGTCCAACATCGGGAAATGATATGACAGAAGAACGACAAGCAGTGATGCTAAAAGTTATGGCTGGTGAACTGCCTGCAACGGCAGTCACCATAGAAGAACTGCAAGAGGTAGAAGAATTATTGTTTGAACTAATTGCAGACCAACACACACCGTTTGCAACTCACGAGACACTACAATGAAAGTTGCTTTGTAAGAAAAGATGGCGTATAATAAAAGTATGAAACCTAGAGATTTGGTCGCAAAAGACCTTCGAACTCCCAAGTACCGTATGCGTGTAGTTGAGAGCAAGGTTAAGTACAATCGCAAACCTAAGCACAAGAAAGAGTCTTATGAAAGAGAGCAAAGTTCTTTACAAGGGTGAGTTGTTTCGTGGTGGTCTGATGACCAGCGTGGATGTAGTTGAACATGACTATGATGTCATTGAGGTTACACTGCGTAAACAACTGCCTGATGATACTGGTGATTACATCTTGGACAACAAGTACCAGATGCTCTTTACCAACCGTGAATTTGAAGAGTTTTTTAAACCATTTTTATATAATATGAAAGAGAGATTTGATGATGAGCCTAGAACAAACCAACCTTGATCTTCTAAAGGAAAATCTTCTTGAAAAATTGCGCACTGACGAAGCAACCGTCAAATTCACAAAAGCCGATGGTACTGAGCGTACCATGCGATGCACCCTTGTCGAGTCTAAGATTCCAGTCGACAAGCGACCAAAATCCACAGAGGCGCAGACTGCCAGCACTGTTGGATCCGCACTCCGAGTTTTCGATGTCGAGAAAAGCGAGTGGCGCTCTTTCCGTTTGACTTCAGTTATTTCTTATTAAAAGGTGATTATTATGGGTAAAATTTTGATTGTTCTGTTGGCCATTGCATTGGTCGTTTTGTTCCCTCTGGCTGTTATCTGGTCAGTGAACATCTTGTTCCCAGTTGCTGCAATTCCAGTATCGTTTGATACTTGGTGTGCTGTGGTTGTTTTGGGTATGTTCTTCCGAGGCGAGGCTAAGTTTAAGGCTTAATTATGGAATATGAAATTGCATTCGCATTAGCATTTGGTGCTCTATGCGCTGGCATCTTCTACGCACATCGTCGTAGTGTCCGTCTTGAGAAAGAACGACATGATCGTGTAATGCGTGAGATTGAAGAAAACAACGAACGCATTCGTCAGGCACGTGCTGATCGTAGAGCGAAGATGGCTAACTGGGCTACAACACCAACTCCAGTATCTGCAACTAAAGTGACTGAGACTCGTGCTCATCAAAATCGTTATTCAGATCGTCGCCCTGTTGGTGTTGATGACTCCAGTGATATGTTGACCATGATGATTCTGCAGAATGCGATGAATAGTCCTTCTGATACTTTTTCTGGTTCAGTTCGTTGGGATAATGATACACCTACTATCACTCCAACATCTTCTTACGAATCCTCTAGTTCTTCTAGCTCTTACTCCAGCTACTCGTCTAGCGATTCTTCTTCGAGTTACAGTTCTTCTGACAGTGGCTCTTCTTCATCATCTTGTGACTAAGGAATATAATGATTTCATCACCAGCAGACCGTAAAAAGTTTAAAGACGCTATTCAAGAGATTAGCAACTCAATGACTCGCAAAGAAGCCGAGTCTGATTTGATTCGAGAGATTGTTAAAGAACTCAATACTGAGTTTCAACTCCCAAAGAAAATCATCAATAAGATTGCTAAGACTTATCATAAACAAAACTTCACGCAAGAGATTCAAGACAATGAAGACTTTGAGACTCTCTATGAAGAAGTGACAGGTACTACTAAAGATGCTTAATTATCCTGCTTGGAATGGTAGCGAATACTGTAAGATCAAAGATGTTACAGTTTCTATTCTGGATCTTGGCTTGATCCATTGTGACGCTACGTATGATGTGATTGCAGTTAAAGATGGTCTCATCATTAATCTGGATAAACATCTACAGCGATTCCAAGCTAGTTGTGAGGGTTGGAGATTGACCTGCCCTGACATTGATGATTTGAAGGCTCTTTTAGTTAATCTGGTAAAACAAGCACCGACAAAAGATTTGTTGTTGTGGGTTGCTGTCACTCGTGGTATCCCCCGCTCTGGTAATCCTCGAGATTTAGCAAACTGCGATAACCGATTGATTGCTTACGCCAAACCATACTTCGGGTTTAATATCAGAAACACTGCCACTGTTTGCCTCGCTAATCAGCAACGCAATACTGCTATTGATCAGAGAATGAAGAACTTCTCTTGGAATGATTTGAACCTTGCCCAATGGGAAGCTATTGATCGTGGTTATGATACAGCGGTTCTGCTCGACAGCCGTGGGTTATTAACAGAAGGTCCAGGTTTTAACGTCGCCATCGTTAAGGATGGAAAGGTTTATGCTCCGAAACATAGTCGACTTGATGGCACAGTTATGAATCAGGTTGCTCTTTTCTGCGAGACCAATGGCGTTGAGTTTGAATGGGCTGATATTTCTACTGGTGAGTTATATCTTTGTGATGCTATGTTCTTGACGTCTACCGCAGGTAACGTTATCAATGTCTCTTGTTTTGACAATGTATACTTTGAAGAAAACGAAGTCGTGAAATGGTTAATGAACTCCATTTAAAAGAAACTTTTATAAAGACTTATACAGCAGATGCCAACAAACATCTGCTGTTTTTACTTGCAGGTCAAAGTCTTTCTCCGAGAGTATTCTGGGATTATCCCACTGACGAAGGTAGTCACGCTCAATGGTTTTTATCGCAGGGTATTGATGTAGTTCTATTTGATCCAGTTGGTTACGGTAACAGTAAAGCATTTTACCCATATGATAGAATTGATTATGCTCGCCAGATTATAGAAGCAACTGAGCAATTAAAAGAATACGAAGTTAAAACCATATTCGGATTTTCTACTTCTACTGCTCCAGCCATAATTGCGTCACAACAATACTTTAATAAGGTTATTATCCATAGCCCTGTGTTACGACAAGACCCAAAGTATTTCGTACCACACCAAGACGTATTGGATGTTTCCATTGAGAAACTAATAACAAACCGTATAGCTAATATTAGCGATAAACTAATACCGAAATCTAATAGAGTAGATAATTGGCAAGAAAAGATATTATCTGTTATCGGTAAAACAGAATGGAAAGTTCCAGCTAAGGTAGTCCACGATGTTGGAAACTTTTATCCTAAATGCCATTCAAATGGGTTCAATCCAGAAAAGATTCCTCCAATATTA